TTTAGCACTTGCCATTGTGTAACGCGTAAACAATATACCGTGCCCAGGTTCAAAGGTCAAACGACAAATGTAATCATGTACTGTTGTTGACTTCAAAGAGCCACGGCCACCGGTTACTAAGAAATATCTTTTTGGTGATGTGTAAAGTGGTTTGTACGAATTATGAATCCTTACCATCAACCCATTGGATTGTTGAGATTCCTATTTTTTCGCCCCCGCTTGTAATATCGGTTTCTTGCTTATCTTTCCAACCAAAACGGTTTTTCATTTGCATGTACCAACCGGTATAATTGAACTCTCTATTCTCAAGATTTTTACGGCCTATTTTCTTAAAAAATGCTTCGGATAATAGTCGGCCCGTTTTTATGGTTTCGGAAAATTCTTCATGATCTTCAAGAAATCTATCCCACAAATCCCATGAATAAGTTTTCTTTTTTGAGTCTTCTTGATCAATCCTATGTTCAGCAATCATCGCTCTGACCTCAACGTCATCAGCACCTTCACGGTACAAGTCTAGCACATCGTTGTACCATCCTTCCCACAAAATTGATAATGATATTTTTGGTCTGCCTGCAGGCATAGTCGAAAAAAGTTTTTAGTTCAAATAAAGTTCATAAACAAAATCACCTTCCGCAGTCCAAGCATAGTGCACAAAGTCAAATTCTTTGTCGTCTTGGTGTGTGAATGTTGTGAAGATGTCCATACCCAAACTTACGCAAAAAAAACGACTTACAACAAAGTACTCATTTTCTTAAAAATTGGCCTTCCCTATTCTCTATTATATTACTTCTTTTTTTTCTCCTTCCTGTGAAAAGTATAAAAAAAGAGTAATAGAGACCCTAAAAGGCAAAAAACCCACTTTAAACCACATTCAAGGCACATTTTTTAGTGCTGATCTAGGGTCTTTCCAAAAGTGCTCATATTTAGAGGCCCTCAAAACCTGACAAAAACATACAAAACCGATAGTATTACTATCATTGTCGATAGTATTACTATCATTTTTTGTCTTTGAGCCTGAGTAAAAAAGTGCTCATTGTTAAAAAAAGAACTCATTTTTTGAGATAAGACCCTCTCTTTAAACGCAAAAAACGGCTATGAAAATGGTCAAATAGTGAGGTTTATCTTCTTGAAAAGTCGTGAAATTGGCTTGATAATTCTCAAGGTTGTACCAATTAGTATGCAAAAGGTGAGCACTATGATTGCAAGAATACCTCTCAAAAACGGGTTGCCTTCTCGCATCACTTCGGTGTCTTCGCGTTCTTTTTTGTATGCATTGTGACAATGATCCGGCCCGTCAACGGGATGAAATGCAAAGTTAATTATTGACTCTTGGAGCTTCCAATATGTCTTGAATGCTCCTGGTGTGTTTGCGTGCTTGCCTGTCCTTGCACTGATTGTGACCTTGTGTGATCCTCCACTTATTGAGTTACCAAGCTTGTCAAGGCTTATTCCAATATTCAACCAGTAATTCCATTTGTCATAATGTTCCATGCTTTGAAGATACAATAAAAAACACATTGCAACATTGCAACAATTTGGGATAACACAGGATAAACACCATTTAAAAAACGGTGTTTATCCGGGTGTTAGGCACAATAAAAATTATTCTTTGTGGTGCATTTCACCAATTATTGTTCCTAAAGCACTTATTACAGCAATCTCAAAGCTCACTAATTTACTTATAGCTAAATACAATGTTCCGTAAATCACGTATTGTATTACTCTAGCTTTATACCATTTTTGTTCCATAATTTTTTCAATGCCTAACAACTTGTATAAAAAATAGCTTTGGTAGGGCTTGTTAAATGTTATTATTAATTTATTTACTTTATGTTTAATTCAATTTTTAAGTGTGTTAAAACGCTACATTTCATACACAAACCGTTATCTACTCTTTAAAGCTTATGTTTTTTTGAATAAGGTCATCAACAAAGACGTAAATTTCATCAATGCAATGTTCAACGGCCTCTTGTTCGTTGTATCTAAAGCCCTCAAGCATCTCGTACATTTTGAAGTTTTTATCTCTGTACGCCTTTGATCTGGCTTTGAATTTCTTTGTTTCTTCTGCCATTTCCTTTTCAATTTTGCGCCTGGTTTTGGCGTTTACTGTGAATCTTGCCGCGTATTTTGTTGATAGGTTGAGAGCAAATTGATCTTCAAGTGATTTCTGAATAGTGGTGTAATATTCAATTGCCATTTTTTGCAAAACGGCAAATTTGAATGTGTTTAAAATGCTTTCGTCTTTCGTGTCTAGTATCATGCTTCAAACTCTTTAAGGTATAAATCAATCACGTGTTTTGTTTTCTCCAAGTCCTCTTTGAAGTTGCCTTTCTTGCGGCTCCTGGTAATGCGCTTGATGATGTCAAACTCCCACGCGTTGAGGTTGTGATCATGCGCGAATTTGTAAAGGCTGCCTTTGCTGTTGTAGTAGTGTTCCGGTGTTTTCATGGTTTTAAATTATGTATTTTTCTAAGATCAACGCCATAACTACCGAAAGAATTTCCGTTTGTGTCGTTCATTCTTCTGACATAATGGTGAATTTTACTATTTTTTTGAATCATCTTTTTTAGTTCAAATAGTGATACGTAATAGACTGCCTCAATTTCAAAAATTTCTTTGCCGTACATTTTTGACTTTTCAAATTTCTGCCAAATAAACAATCCAAAGTTGTCTGAATATTTCACACTGTACTCAAATAAATCAGAAGGATTGAACGTCCAACAGTATTGAGGCGGTATATTGAAAACTTTATCAGAAGTATAAAACGGTTCTTTCAACATTTTCAAATCTGCACTTATTGATGATTTTAGTATAAACAAGTCAGGAGAAAATTTGTTGTTTTCTTTTGATGGGTTTATTATCAAGCCGTATTTTTCGCCATATTTTTCAATAAAATCTACCTCCCATTGATTAGCGTTTTTGTACCATTTACTTCTGTTTTCTGTTTCGCTCATATCAATTCTTTTATGTCCTCAATCCCATACGCCACAATGACGCTGAGTCCTTTTGCTCTCATTTGCTTGATGGTGAACTCTTGGAGCTTTGAGAGTTTACCGCCTTGTTTCTTGACCTCGATCCACACGCACCGCGCGGCCTTGCAAGCTATCAAGTCGGGCGTTCCTGGTTTGTTTACCTTGATCATTTTGACCACATGCCAACCGTTGCCGGTCAGCTTGTCTGTGATCTTCTTTTGTATCTGTTGCTCGGTCATGGTTTAAAATAGAGACTCTTGTACAACTTCGTTGAATCTGTTGTTAGCTTCTTTTAAGTTCCTAACTGCTTGCTTGAAATAACTATCTTTCAATTCAATACCAATAGCTTTACGGCCCAATGATACAGGGCTAAAAACTTCACTACCAACTCCCATAAATGGAGTTAAAACGGTTTCACCTTTATTAGAATATAATTCTACTATTCTATCAATCACATCTAATTGTAACGGGTGCACGTGTTTCTCGTCATCTTCTTCTCTTGCTTCTTTGAATTGCAATACGTTGTCTATTCTTATGTCATCCCATACACTAGATGCGTATCTTTGCCAAATATAATGTGACAATTTATTACTCTTTGGTTCTTTATGATCTACAAAATTTTTATTTAGGTAATCCCATAACTCATTTTCATTGAGTTTTGTATCATTTGCATTGTTCCATGCTCTCAATATGTTTGGGAGTATTGGAGTCTCACCAAAGTACCGATTTAAACCGTGTGGATTTGTTACGGGAACTTCGTTTTCTCCTTTTTTTGTAAATATCAATACATAGTCAGGCATAGCCGGAAAACACTTTGTAGAATCTTCTACAATAAATTTATGCATGAGACTTTGCACCATTGTTCTCATTCGTACTTTCAAAGGTTCTTTCCAAATTGTAATACGGTTACGATATTCAAACCCGTATTTGTTGTGAAGTTTTATTATCTCATTTGGAAAATCCCAAAGTCGGCAAGTATTATCAAATACATCTGTACAATGTACGGCAGTGATACGGCCTTTTTTAGTGACTCTTGCGACCTCTTTAATTAAGTACTCATATTGCTCTAAAAACTGTTCCTTACTCTCGCAATTACTAAAGTCTCGCTCACTGCTTGAGTAGTTGTATAGTCCTGCAAATGGAGGTGAATAGACTGATAAGTCTATGCTTTCGCTTGGCATTGTTGTGATTACTTCCATACAATCACTATTATAGATTGCGTAATCTTCTGTTATAATTTGTTCTTTTGTCATCTTAAATAAATTTAGGTAGTTCGATTGTTTTATTAAATTC